AGCCGTCCCCGTTTTTTATAGGCAAGGTGTCCCAAATTATTGGGTCAGCCTGCAAACACAAAGCGGCGTAGCAAATATCAGCTAAATAAAAGAGAGGAAATCAAAGAAATAACATGTCAATCACCCTTCCGAACGGCCAACTAGTAGAAACCAACACACCCACGGCTGGCCAAAACAGGCAGACGATGACACCGGGTGATCCGACTGCCACGACATTGCAGAGTTTTGAGGGATTGTCTGGCAACACTTACACCGGAGCAGCCGTTTGCATCTCCCCGACAAATTGGTCGGCCTATCATACACCGACTTCAGCGACGTTGGCGACGATTACACAAAGTGCCGGATCGTCTGGGATTTGTCATGTGTTGCAAGGATTCTCGGCAACTTATGTTTGCGCAGCTACGGCAGCGACAACGGCGGTGCAACTTTCCGTTTTGGACGGCGCAACGGTACGATATTCGCTAACGTTTCTTCCGGCTGCAAACAGTTCGGTCAATTTCCACGTTGGCAATCTGAACATTGTGGGAACAGCCGCAACTGCAATGACAGTTGCATTCAGTAGCGCAGGCCCTGGCGCTTCGTTCCAAAGCGTAAGTGCATTTGGATATGACATCGTATAATGTCACTCGGCTACATCTTTGAAAGTTTTTGGGCAACACCGGGCGCATGGTTCGCTCAAGTACTCAACATTGTTGCGTCGCTTGGGCAAACTCCTAGTGTCACCAGTGGCGTCGGAAATACTAATCTTACATCGGGTAATCTGTCAATCAATGCGCAAAATCCTTTGTATTTTCAGGATACGCCACAAATCCCGACAAGCGGAAGAACGTTGATTGCGAGTGGTAATGTTTCGCCATTGCGATTTTGTTGGATGAAAAATCTCGATACGTTGAATTACGTTTCGATCTTCTCTGATAGTTCTGGATCGTCTGAAGTGGGGAGACTTTCTCCGGGTGATCCGATGTTGATTCCGATGCCACCATCGGGAACGCTTTACGCTTTGGCTAACACTGCACCCGTGTATTTGCAAGTGTATTTCGTGGCGGGCTAAACATGGCAAACGAAATTTCTTACACAATCACGGTCACCTACAGCAACCCGAATTATAATATCACTCAATTCACTTTTACTTCGGGTGCGGATGCAATCAGCATTCAGGGTGAACCCGGCCCGTACCAACGTGGCACCTTTACAACGAGCACTTCTCAGACAGCGATTCCAAGTGCAGCAATCGGAACTCTTGGCGCAGCGGTGTTGAGAAATTGCGATTCGACCAATACGATTTTTGTGTTTGCGACGGCAAGTGGTGGCAGCGCACTATTGCAACTCAATCCCGGCGAAGTTCAATTTGTTCGTTTCGCAACCACAGCAGTGCCATCAGTCAAATCATCCGCTGGTACGCCGATCTTGGAATATCTTCTTATCGGCAACTAAAGAGAATAAATAGAGATATGGCACAACAAACAACATCCATGCAGATCGTCCAACTCACTGGCGTCGCATCAAATTCAAAAACAGTTTTCGTGAATCCGCTTGGTGGTAATGCAACATCGGCAACCATCTACAATAACGACGTAGCTGGTACCAGTGCAACTGCACTTGGCACAGCGTTGGTTGCTGGTGGAACAGGCGTCATCGCCGTCACACCAAGCGTTGGTGGATCAGGTTATGTTGTCGCTCCGACTGTCACTGTTTCGGGTGGCGATGGAACATCAACCGCTGTGGCAACCATCGTTGCTGGCGCTGTGACAACCATTGCGGTGACTGTCACGATTGCTTATACAACGTTGCCAACGATCACTATCGCTGCGCCTCCAACAACGTCAGCAATCACTGTGTCAACATATAGTACAGGATCACCGTCTATCAGCATTGCAGTTGGATCATCGTTCGCATTTACATTGTCTGGATTTGGTGATTCGGATTTTGGGCCTTGGAAGAACGGCGATACGATGTTCAATGTCAGTGGCGCTGTCACCGTCCAACCCATCGTAGTCGTCACATCGTAATCAGTGCCATTCCGGCCAGCGCAACCGTGCAAGACGTGTGGTGCGGCACAACTCACTGGCAGTTATTATTGCGACGAACACAAACCAATCCCTGCACCACGACCATCCACCTATGAACGTGGCTACGACAATGACTGGAAGCGTTTCCGTAAGTGGTTTCTCGGCATCAATCCGATGTGTGTTGATTGCGAAATCAAACCAAGCCAGCAGGTTCACCACATCAAGAAGCTCCGTGAGTTCCCGGCCCTCCGCTTAATCGCATCGAATTGTCTTGCGTTGTGTGCATCGTGCCACTCGAAGCGCTCAGCCAAGGGTGAATGAGTAGTGCCTTTCCTTCGGAGGGCATGGGGATTGCCTTCGGAGGGGGATAGGGCCTAAACTACTGTTTTCAACGACTTACGGGCGATCGACAGGTTGGGCAAATTTACTTATCCACGAAAATAAAATCCAAGTTCATTGAAGGTCGGGCAAGTCGAATAGGATGGGTTGCCATGGCGCTGTAAGCCTTGCCACGCAATCGCTGTTTCAAGCCCATAGCTCAGTGGCTTCCAGTTTGACAAGCGCTTAAATCCAACTAAATATTGACATGGCACGCAAATTACCAGCAGAAGTCCTGAAAAGCCGAGGGAGTTTCGACAAGAATCCCAATCGAACCAGAGTAGATGTCCCAGTCGTTGGCGACCTAGGGAATGTACCACTCTACTTCGACGATGCACAGGGCGAAGTCTGGGAAGAGTTGAAAGCCATGATCCCTCCCGGCCTCGCAAAAAATGCGGACAGATGGATCGCCGAAATAGCAGCACGGCTCATGCTCAAACTCCGCACACAGGGATTGAACTCATCGGAGCTTGCTCAACTCATCAATGCACTGGGAAGGCTAGGATGCACTCCGTCCGACCGTGCCAAATGCGCAACGGCAGTTCAACCTAAGGCCGGTACCAACGAGTTTAACGAGTTTTGAGAATCAAGATACAAGGCAGCATTACGGCATATTTCTGGATTGTCTTGCAAGTGTGATATTCCGTTATGGCACCTAAAATGTACTAGGCCCCGTACACACTTCCCACAGGAGCGCTTGCCCGGACAGCAAGCATGGTCATGGTCAACACAGATTTTATCCATACCCCATACGACGTTTGGATCTAGTTCCTCATGTGCTGCAAGGATTTCCTTCAAACGTTGCGGCTGGCTTTCTCTTTGACAAGTATTTCCATTATCCCACGACTTTTCGTTCTGTCAAATGCGTTAAATATCCAATGTGCAATCAAATCATCCATTCACTGACAAAGCTCTCCAATATTGCGATGATGTCCTAACCAATAAGATTCCAGCGTGTCGCCAAGTCAAGCAGGCTTGTCAACGTCACCTAGACGATTTGGATAAGATCGCCGACCCATCCTATCCTTACACCTACGACATCGACAAGGCGGAACGGGTTTGCCGCTTTGCGGAAATGATGCCTCACGTTAAGGGACGATGGGCAAGCGCCAAGGACAATCATCTCAAACTGGAGAATTGGCAATGTTTTTTCATGACTTGTCTATTTGGATGGGTAGCCAAGGATACCGGGTTCCGTCGTTTCACCGAAGCGTTGTTATTACTCCCACGCAAAAACGGCAAGTCTTTCTTGGCATCCTGCATCCTTCTCTATTGCCTACTGTGTGACGGTGAACCTGGCTCGGACGTGTTCTCAGCGGCCAATGGTTTGGAACAGGCAAAAACTGTATTCGACCCATGCAAAAAAATGATAGAACGGCTCCCCGCTCTCAGAGATCGTTTTGAGATTGAAGTCATGAAGGAAAGTATCACCATCCCGGACGGATCGAAACTGGTTCCACTTATCGGAATTCCTCGGGATGGTTCATCGGCTCATGCTTTTTGTATCGACGAGTGGCACGAAGCCGAGAACGATAGTCTTTACTACTCACTCTCACAATCCACCGGCGCAAGAACGCAACCGTTGGGATTGATCTGCTCGACCGCAGGGGTCACGATAGAAGGCCCATGCCACCAAATGCAACGGGAATGTGAAGAGATGTTGGACGGGGCGTTGGATCGTCCTGAACTCTTTGCGCTTATTTTTACCATCGACAAAGAAACGAATTGGACGACCGAAGCCGCTTTGAGAATGGCCAATCCGAATTTGGATGTAAGTGTCAACTTGAAAATGCTTCTTACAGAACACAAAAACGCAATTCGTAGTGTGAGTAAGCAAGCCGCATTCAAAACTAAAAAACTCAACATCTGGTGCTCATCGTCCACTGCATTTTTCAATATGACCGACTGGCAACGTGGCGGCGATTCAAAACTAAAAATGGAAGACTTCAAAGGAATGCCTTGTTGGATGTCAGCCGATCTTTCATCACGTCTCGATTTAACTTGTGTGTTGATACTCTTCAAAGTGAACAACGATTTTATTGCATTTCCCAAGCTCTACTTACCGGAAGCCAGAGCGACCGATCCGACACTTGGAAGTTATGCAAGGTGGAGCGCAGAAGGAGCGCTCACAGCGACAGAGGGGAACTGGATTGATCTAGAGCAGGTAATCAATGAGACTGTGGCTGACATAGAAACTTACAACCCCATCGAATTCGCATTTGATCGCTGGCACGCTGAGCTTTACATCCAAACCATAGCCAAGCGTTGCCCCACACTTGCGGCTCATCTCATTGATGTCCCTATGGGCGAAACGAAGTATCTGTCTCCGGCCATGTTTGAGATTGAGGCACTACTGGTTGACAATCGCCTGAAGCATAATAACAATCCTTGCGCAAATTGGTGCATGTCAAACGTTGCGTCCAAACCCGATCCCCGTGGCCACGCTTATCCCAGACATGCAGGCGGTAGAACCGAGAACAAGATCGATTATGCCATGTGCTTGATACTAGCGATGGGCAGGGCGATGATCCAAACCAAACGTGGGACTTCCAAGATTTTCTTTGGTCATTAAATATGCAATCCTCTTCATGGAACGAGCCGGTGCAATACGGCTAAATAATTGACAGTATGGCTCTCATCTCACTCAACCTCACCAATATCCCGACTGTTCGGAAAAAAGAAAAGAGATTCAATCCCTTAGAAGTACCGGGGATGATAAACAACATCGGCGCAGTTTTTGGCTGGGTGTTCGGCGGGCAACAAAGCGCATCTGGAGAACTCATCGATTCCGATACTGCACTTTGCATTGAATCGGTTTACACATGCATTAGGATCATCAGCAACACCATCGGAAGTCTTCCACTCAAACTTTACGAAATCAAACCAAAAGGAAGAGAAGAGGCGGTAGAGAATGATCTCTACAATCTTCTATCGGTATCACCCAACTCAGAAATGGGCGCAGTAGTTTTTTGGCAAACCGTGATTACTGGAATGGCACTAACCGGAAATGCCTACGTTTATATTCAAAGATTGGGAACTCAGGTTGACGCACTGTGGCCGCTTGATCCTAGAATGGTCAAACCGAAAAGAATTGACGACGGAACACCTACCGGCAAATTAGTTTATGAATCCCGTGAAGGTTTGAAGGCAGGACAACTACGGACATTCGCCGCTGACGAAATTTTGCATTTCCGTTTGTTTTCGCTTGGTGGCATGGTCGGCCTGTCGCCGGTTGAATTGCATCGTGAGGGATTGGGTATTGCACGGGCCGCAACAAAGACAGCAGGTAGAGTGTTCGCTAACAGTTCAACGCCCGGTGGAATTATGATGGCGAAAAGTGGATTGGACGACAAGGACATCATCAATGCCCGTGAATCCTGGAACGCCAATCAGACCGGATCGAATTTTGCTAAGACTGCATTTTTGAACGGTGGCGAATGGGAATACATCCCAATGACGCTCAATCTGGAACAGCTAGAATTTTTGAAGTCGAGAGCTTATCAGAGAACTGAGATCGCAGCCATTTGGGGAGTTGACCCGCATTTCTTGGGGGACACAACTAGACTTTCCAGTTCCTCGGCTGAACAGCTTGCCATTAACCTCGTGACCTTTACGTTGCGGCCTTACATTTCGCAAATTGAGAATGAAATCCAAAGAAAATTGCTGCCGACACAAGGACGCAAAGCAAATAAGTACGCCGTCCAATTTGACGTTGGTGATTTGATTCGTGGAGATTTCAAAACTCAAATGGACGGTTTCGCACTCGCACGCAACGGTGGTTATATGAACGCTGATGAAATCCGTGGCAAGCTGGGCATGAATCCAATCACTGATGGCACCGGAGCAGTTTATATTGTCGCCGTCAATTATCGCAACGCCAAAGATTTACTGGTGGAGCCTGAACCACAGAACGAAGAATTGCTCAAGCCGCCAGTGGACACGACACCGGCTTTGTTGAGTGCTCCTGCAGCACAGAACGATCCTAATCAACCTTCAGACAACGAACGTTCGCTGGTTCGTCAATCTCCCAATCTACTTCCGCTTTATAAAGACGCCATTGGACGCCTATTGCACCGAGATAAGCATGACTTACGCTCAGTTGAGGCTGTGTTTGGCCCCACTTTAAGGCACATTCTTTCGCTTGCCAAGGCTGATGCATTCGGCAAAATTGGAATTGAATGGAATGACGAAACGGCAGAAGCCCGCATCATCGCCGATGTTGAGAAAGGAATTGAAAAACGTTCCGCAACATGGACGGCTGAAAACGTTGATGACCTTTTGCAAGACGAATTTCGCAAAGCTATCCGGGCCATTTTAGCAAACGTTTATCGTGAGACGGCTGCGGCGTCGGTCGAATAGGATAAATATGTCCATGAGCAATCAAAGAGAGTTCCGTTTCAATCCGACCGTTGAATTTCGTCTACAAGAAAAAGATGGTAAGCATACACTATCCGGTTATGCGGCGACGTTTGACAACCTGTCCCATGATTTGGGCGGCTTCAAGGAAACGATCAACAGAGGCGCATTCTCCCGATCCCTGAAAGCAAATGCAGATGTGGTCGCACTCTCTGAGCATGACGCAAAGAAAGGTATTCTTGGTCGAACCCGCTCGAAAACGCTTCGTCTGAAGGAAGACAATATTGGATTGCGATTTGACTTGGATATGCCAGACACTCAGCTTGGCCGTGATACTGTCACTTCCATTCAACGTGGTGATCTTGACGGGATGTCATTCGGATTTATTGCACAGGATGCAGACTGGGATCGAAAGGGAAGCGAAGTTGTCCGCAGCTTGAAAGACGTTGACGTGCTCGACGTGAGTTTCACGGGGTTCCCTGCCTATCCGGGTACTTCCATTCAAATGCGTTCACTGATGTTCCCTGATGGGGATGTAGTGGTGCCTGAGTTCCGGGCGGAAGCTGTAGCAGAACCGGAATTGGTCGCTGAAGTTATCGCCGAAGTTATTGTTGATAACTCACAAGAAGAGACAGACAAACTCATGGCGGCACTCCTGGAACGCAAGCTCCGGTATAAATAATTCCTGTGCAATAAGCAAGCTCTGGCCAGTCCAGTTTCTTCGATGAAAAAGCTCACTGTTTGCAAAGCGTGAAAACGTTTGACATGCGTCATTCGGTTTCTTGCAATTCAAATACATCTCGATCTGTATTGATCGACAAATAAGTGACTATCAACGAAAAGAGAGACGAACGAAATCGCCTCATGACCCAGGCCCAGTCAATTCTATTGGCCAGCCCGGATGGTGAGAAGCGGAATGAAGCAACCAAGATGCTGGCAGACGCCGACGCATTAGAAGCGGATGTCAATGTTCTAATGGGCATCGAAGCCAAGCAGACAGAAGAGCGTGCAAGGGCCGACAAAGCTCAGAACGAAGAGCGCAGCCGCACCCTTCCGAATCGTGGCGCAGTAGAAACCTCTCAGGTTTCCGACAAAGACAAGGATCGTAGATCCCTGTTGGAATACGCCCGCACCGGAAAAATGTGTCGCAGCATCCAGTCACCCATGATGAATGGTGGCGGATTGATGCAAAACTTTGAAGGACGTGCACTCGACACGACCACATCGGCAGCTTTGATTCCTCAGAGCATGTCGGGAATCTTGACCGAAGCGCAAAAATCTTTTGGTCAGATTCTGAATTACATCACAATTCTTCCGACTGACACAGGCGAGCCTTTCAAGATCGCATCGGTCAATGACACGGCTGGGCTTTTGGCACCGATTGCAGAAGACACGGGCGTATCTGAAAATGAACCTACCATCAATTCGGCAGTCGTTCTTCAGAGTGACTTCCTAACGACTGGTGTGGTTCTCGCAACCCTGATGCAACTCAACCAAGCGAACTTCAATATTGAATCTTGGATTTCCAGTGCATTGGGAACTCGTTATTTCCGTGGATTGGCCAAAATGGTCACGCTCGGCAATTCTAGCAACATCGATTCAATCGTCACCGGCGCACACGCAGCCGTCACGACAGCATCTCCGACCGCTGTAGTCTGGGCGGATTTGGCCGCTGCATACGGAGCACTCGACCCGGCCTACGAACAGAACGCCGTGTTCTCGTTCAACTCTTTCACCCGTGGTTATCTGATGGGCGTCACCGATACTCTCGGCCAGCCTCTCTACACCATCGGCAAACTGCAAAGCAAAGTTGCTGGTGGATTTGTCGATAGCATCATGGGCAAGGAAATTGTAATTTCCCAATACATGCAGAACGCAAACACTGCTACCAACGTTCCGATTCTTTATGGCGATCACTCCACGTATTTGCTGCGGGTCGTCAATCCTGGCTTGTCATTCTACACGCTGCGGGAACTCTACTTGGCCTCTGGTCAGGTCGGCTTCCTTGGCTATGCGATGGCCGGGGGCACTTTGATCGACGCTGGCACGCACCCGCTTCTCAAAGTCACAATGCACGCTTAATCGCTGCTGAGTAAAAACTAAAAGAGCCTCATTCCACTAACCGGTGGAGTGGGGCTTTTTTATTGGTGCGATCAATCCATAAATATCAACATGTTTGGATTACAATTACAAGTTGCTCCCCTCGTTGAACCCGTTTCTCTAGAAGCCGCCAAAAAGTTTTGCGTGGTCAGTCAGGAATTCACCGACGACGATGAAACGATCTCGGATTTGATTACCGCTGGAAGGCAAGAGGCTGAGAAGTACACACGACGTGCGTTCTTTAACCAGACGTGGCTCCTCAGTTTGGATTATTTCCCGCTTTTCTGGTCTCGGGAAACAGTGAAGAACATCACCAATAGTAGCTATCCATTCGATTATTTCTTCCAGGGAATGTCCATCGGCCTCCCACGTCCCCAGACAGTTTCAATCACATCGTTCAACTATCGGGACAACAACGGTAATACGCAATCTCTCACCAGTGACGACTATATCCTCGACATCAATGCAGAACCTGGACGTTTGATCCCAGCGGTCAACAGTTTTTGGCCGACTACTAGTGTTTATTCTCCCGGATCAATTCAGATTACCTACGTTGCGGGAACTTTTGGTGATGGCGTGGAAGTAGACACTTGTCCCAAGAGCGTCTGTACTGCGATAAAAGTTTTCACATCGCATTATTATGTAAATCGAGAGGGCGATAAGCCGATCCCTGATGCATTCTTCCGGCTCCTTGATTCTGTCAAATTCACCAGCTTCGGCTATCAGGCTTACTAACCATGGCCACCACTCCTAAAGATCCATGTGCTCTTGCCGCTGGCGATCTCAGGCACTCCATCACCATCCTTGGGCCGACATTGACCACGGACACCACCGGCAACGTTGTCACCTATTCGCCGTTTCTAACTGATGTTAGAGCCAAGATTGATCCCGTAAGTGGACTTGAGTTGATTCGGAGCGGGCAGGATATTTCGTTGGTCTACATCACCGTTTCAATTCGATATGTAGAGGGAATCAAGGCAAAAATGCAGGTTGTCGGCTATCACGGCACATATTGGATTCGTTATATCGAGAACGTGTTGGAGAAAAATCGAGTGTTGAAATTGCTGTGTACGGCTGTGGAAGGTAATAGTTAATGGAAACCGCAACACTAAAACGCAAGTACGAGACTGCCGTAATTGAGCCGGATGAAATCGAAATTGAAAAACCAGATGTGTCTGACATCTACTTCTTTGGAGAGCTTTCACGCAACCCGGATCGTGAAGTAAGACTGGCCCACGATGCCTACATCAAGGCACTTACCGATGCACGAAACATCCTGATGAATAAACCGAACTCTGAACAACGTGCAATGGCCCACAAAATGGTGGAGGACGCATGTCAATAGAACAGGGGCTCTTTATGCTTATCCAATCCGGCACATCTAACTTGGCTCCTGGCTTCGCTGTGACGTTGCCTGAGGATCAGCTAAGCGTCACAAGTCCACAAGCATGGAGCTACCGGAGCTTGTCTTCAGTTCCGACTTATACACTGGGCGGGCAGGTTTCGTTCGTTTCCTGGAATTTTCAGTTGGATGCACACGGCACAACAATGGCTCTCGCCGTACAACTTTCTAGTGCGATTGAAAATGTGTTGCGGGGTGGTTGGTCGGGAACGATGGCTGATCCCGATGCAACAATCGTTGAAGGGATTTTTCGCAAGTCAACTTTTATTGATGGCTACAGGGATGAGAACAAAAGTTTTATAAGATCGACGGACTGGACTATTCAGTATTATCAGGCGTAGCGGACTTTAGTCGGCGTAGTCTCCAGCTTTCTTTGGTCTTGGCGCTGAGCTTGTCCCGAGTTTCTTGAGTCATTGGGGGGCGATGTTTCCACGCCTCTATTAACTTTGGGTTAGGCTCTCCTGCGTGATGTTTTCCCTTGTTCGATTCGCTACATTGTTGACGGGACGCTTCGGAGTGTGCGGCCAGCTTGTATTCTCCTTTCTTGCCTTTGTTCCATGGGATTGCCATTACCCCCGTCTTGCCTTTGTTCCATGCCACCTGAACCCCCTTTTTACCTTTGTTCCAGGCTGGCAATCCAAGTGTTGATTCGGCCTTAGGTCTGCCGTTAAACAACAGTCGTTGATCCCAATAAGCATCAATCCAGATTTGTTCTATGTCTGTGAGTTGTTTTGCACTGATAAGGGGATCGATAATATGCTCAATCACATTGAACACAAACGCATCTTTCACCGTACTTGTTCCATGCGTTTTGAAGATGATAACACCCATGCTTGTTGTTGCGGAGTTCGTAGCGATGATCTCGCCATCTCTGTGCAATGTCCTTTGACGATCCTATGTACTGCTTTTCATTCTCAGTGCAATAGATACTGTAGATTCCCGCTTGATAACTCATTCGACTGGATACAACTATTTTAGCACGGAATCCTTGGCTGTAAAGCCAATCAATCCCTTGCATAAATACCTCTGTGATGGCGACTTGCCACGGAGATAAACAACAATGAGCTACAGCTTTTCTACGGGCCAAACGGGTTCGCAATCAGTTCTTTCAATCGGCAGCACGCCAGTCGTAATTGGCCAGATTCAGGACATCGCTTTTAGCGGCCAAGTTCTAAAAATGCTAGATTCAACCAACTTGCAAAGTGTGGTTGAAGAAGAGCAACCAAGTTTGCCGAACGCAGGCGAACTCAAGGTCACGTGCCTAAGAGTGCCTACCGATACAGGTCAAGCGGCAGTTCAGACGGCATTCAATCTCGGCTCTCAACAGACGGCAGCACCATTCACCTTGCAGTTGGCTCCGAACGCAGCCGATGGGCAGACGACCCACGGTGACAAATTCGCATTCAATGCTTACGTGACATCTTACATTCCGTCCGCTTCTGTCAGCGCTGAAAAATTGATTCTGAGTGAGTTCGTCTTGAAAGTTGTGACGCCTTACACGATGACACCGGGTACCTAAACCAAATGGCAAAGAAGATCGCAGGCACAAAAGACGATCCAACTATCCGTTTCGCCAGTATCACTATTGACGAAACGGAATACAAGTTGGCATTCAGTTTCGGTGCTCTCGCAAAAGCCGAGAAACAAACCGGCTGTAATTTGCTTAGCGGCATGGTGTCTGCCAGCAACATTTTGGATACAGGCTTTCCTGGTGCCTCTGTTCTTCTTGGGATGTTTTGGGCCGCACTCTCCGTTGCGAATCCCGACATGACCTTGGATGATGCAGGCGCTTTGATTACTGCTGACAATGTTGCAAAAGTTTGGGAAGCCATCCAAGAGGCTCAAGCCCTTTCCAGCAAAGAATACAAAGCCGAAGAAAAAAAAATCGAAGAAGTAAAAACAGCAAACCAATAACCAACCAAGAAAATTGGGACAATCACTGGTCATTCGCCCGGATGGTTCTTGGTTTGTCCGATGATGAGTTCTTCGATTTAACTCCCCGTCAATTCCAACTTCTTCAAAATCGTCATAAAGAAATTACCGTCCATGAGGAATTGCTCTACGGCATTCTGGCAACTACGATTGCAAACTTCAGTATGGGTCGGCCCGATCCCCCAAGGATTCCCTCCGATTTTATGCCATCAGAGTGGCAGCAGAAAAAACACGAACCAAAGAAAAGACGCAACAAGAAAAAAGAGGCACAAAACTTTACCGATAGTGCACGCCGGTTGGTAGGGGCTTTGACAGCACAAGGCAAAGTAGTGAGGGCAAAATAAATGGCAAGTAATGATTTTGATATTTCAGTTCAAGGGTTAGAGGAGTGCTGCGCCAATCTGGACAAGATGCCAGTCGTCTTGGCGCAGAAAGCAATCCAACCGGCACTGGTCGCTGCGTGTGCCCCTGTGCTTCAAGCGCTGGCTTCTACCACTCCCGTTCTTACAGGCGATCTCCTACAGCATCTCACGTTTCAGGTTGAGATGGCACACGACCAGAAGGGTGGCACAGCCAGCATTGGATTTGGCACAGACGATCATTTAGCCCGCTGGATAGAATACGGCCACCGGGAAGTTGGGCACGAACCCAAGCTCAAAGAGGAAGGCTTCAAGTCCGCCAGACCTTTTATGCGACCAGCGACGGAAGAATCCGCCGACGCCAGCATTGAAGCATTCGCAGCCTCCATAGAGGCATCTGTAGATGCAGGACTAGACGGCAAGGCCGCTTAATTCGGCTAAATATCTCTACCTATGCCAACCAAAGCAGGAAGCATCGTAATCAACATCAACGCCGGTACAGCGAAATTCCATGCTGACCTAGAACAAGCCAAAGGCAAGCTCCGTGAGTTTGGTAAAACCGGAGTTTCGGAAGGCAAGGCAATGAAGGCGGCGTTCAACGCAATCGAATTCAAGTCGCCTACCCGAGCCGCTGAAGCATTTGCGGAAAAAATCCTTGGTCTCGGAAAGATTGTCCAGTTTGCGTTTCCGGTATTTGGTGCGCTGGCTTTTGCGAGCGTCATTGTTGATGTTGGAAAAAAGGTTTATGAGTTCTTCAAAAAAATAGATGAAGGTCAAGCCAAAATCCGAGATGCTTTCTACGAAGCCAGTTCTTCACTCAAAGAGACAAACGATTCACTTGATG